GTTTAGCGGTTTGGCTACTGTACGCGGCGGGAGAGCATGATCAGCTCGTCGAGCTGAAATGTGACCCGCTGCATTACAACACAGTAGATTCTTTCCGTGATGACTACATGGCTACTAGCTTACTATCAAAGGCTGACTTTCTACGGTGTTCTTTTGACCGGAAAGAGAAAGCCCTCGAAAAGTTCCTCTTAGCAGAGGAGCAGTGTAAGCGGACTAATGACCGAGTACGACCTTTTGCACCTTCTGGATATTATCCCTCAAGTGCACTGCATCGGCTTATACCTGCCGTTCGCAGAAAAATTAGGTCTATACTTGGTCGTTTTGATCTAGAGGAGATGCTGGACCGTAGCGACTGGGGGCCAGGTGTGAGTACCCTTCTAAAGGGTCCACACTCGGTAAAACCCAATAAATACCAGTCAGAGACTGGTATGACGCAAGAAGTGCGCGACGTCATCTGGCCGATTCTTCATTTGGCCTATCCCTCTTGGCACCGGGAGATTTTAGTTAATTCCTCCCCAAGTGTTGAGAAGGGCAACGTCGTAATTACCGTACCGAAGAACTCAAAGACGGATCGTGTTATCGCTGTTGAGCCCGGATGGAACTTATGGTTCCAGAAAGGCTTGGGAGCAATGATACGTGCCCGTCTTCTTCGGAAGGGCTGCAATCTGAACGATCAAAGAATCAACCAGAACCTTTCGGAACTGGCGTACTCCAGTGGGTTGGCTACTGTCGACTTCCGCTCTGCGAGTGATACTATCTCGCGAGAAGTTGTTCGGCTTTTGCTTCCCCATGAATGGTACAGAATGCTTGATCTTGTAAGATGCAAAGTCGGTCGTCTAAGTGGAACTACCTCCTGTATTTGGGAGAAATTCTCAAGTATGGGGAACGGTTTCACATTCGAGCTAGAGAGTTTGATCTTTTTTGCGATCGCTCTCACTATTAGCGAAGACCTTGACCTTGGGACAGACAAAGTTTCCGTTTACGGAGACGATGTCATACTTAGGGCTGCGGCTTTCCCCGACTTCCGGGACTTATGTGCATTACTCGGGTTCGAGGTCAACCAGGATAAAAGCTTTAGTTCTGGTTGTTTCTTCGAATCCTGCGGTGCCCACTGGTTCCGGGGTGTTGACGTCAAACCGTTCTACCTCGATCAAAAGGTGGATACGGTCTCCAAGCACTACAATGTCCATAATAACATCATGGACTTTGCCCATCGGGCCGCGTATTCTGCGGGGCTCGACAGTCGTTTCAAAGCCGTTACGCGGAACATCCGGGCCAATGTACCACCGGCCTGGTTTAACTACGTACCACGTGACTTTGGCGACTGCGGATTCTGGTCCAATCTTGACCATGCAATGACGTTGAAAACAACCAGCGTCAAACGTATGATTGGGACTAAGATCAGGGTCCGAGCCGAGGTGCCAGTAAAACTGCACTTCGACGGGTATGGTTTAGTTCTAAACCGTGTCCGTGGAGCGTTGACACACA